AGGCGCGTCAGGCGTGACTCATCCATTACTTGCAGAAGCCGTTACACAATTTCAAGCACATGCTTATAAAGAATTATTACCAGCAACAGGGCCTGTAAGAACTCAAGTTATAGGAGATGCAACTATTGAAACAGAACAACAAGCTCAACGTGTAGAAGATTTTATGAACTATATGTTGATGGATAGAATGGAAGAATATACTCCAGACTTTGATCAATTATTATTTTATTTACCTCTATCAGGATCAGCATTTAAAAAAATTTATTTTGATGAAGTATTACAAAGAGCTGTATCTAAATTTATTCCATCAGAAGATTTAGTAGTTCCATATTATGCAACTGATTTAAAAGACTGTGAAAGAATTACACACGTTCTTAAAATGTCAGAGAATGATGTTATTAAAAATCAAAGAGCAGGTTTTTATAGAAATATAGATTTAAAAATGGCAACAGAACCAAACCCTAGCGATATTAAAAAGAAATATAGTCAGATAGAAGGAATTAGACCAGCAGCTTATACAGATAACCAATATAGCATTTTAGAAATGCATGTTGATTTAGATTTAGATGAATTTGTATTACCTGCTAAACAAGATGATACTATGGATAAGAATGTTAAAGTTCCTTACATAGTAACTATTGATGAAGGTTCACAAGAGATACTTTCAGTTTATAGAAACTGGGATATGAGAGATCCTCTTAAAACTAGAAAAGATTATTTTGTACATTTTAAATTTTTACCAGGTTTAGGATTTTACGGATTTGGTTTAATTCACATGATCGGTGGATTATCTAGATCAGCTACAACTGCATTAAGACAACTATTAGATGCAGGTACTCTTGTTAACTTACCAGCAGGTTTCAAGGCCCGTGGTCTCAGAATAAGGGATGATGATCAACCATTCCAGCCAGGTGAGTTTAGAGATGTAGATGCACCAGGTGGAAACATTAAAGATCAGTTTCAGTTATTACCTTTCAAAGAGCCGAGCACCGTGCTTTATCAATTAATGGGCTATTGCGTTGAAGCAGGTCAACGTTTTGCAACAATTGCTGATATGCAAGTTGGCGATGGAAATCAAGCTGCTGCAGTAGGCACGACTATTGCGCTCTTGGAACGCGGCTCACGAGTCATGTCTGCTATTCATAAACGATGCTATTATTCTATGAAATCAGAATTTAAATTGCTTGCAAGTATTTTTGCAACGTATTTACCTCCTGTATATCCTTATGCAGTACACAATGCAGATAGATTTATTAAAGTAAAAGATTTTGATGACAGAGTAGATGTTATACCTGTTGCAGATCCAAATATATTTTCTTTATCACAAAGAATAACTTTAGCTAATGAACAACTAAGAGTTGCATTATTAGCTCCAGACTTACACAATGTTCCAGAAGCTTTTAGAAGAGTGTATAGAGCATTAGGCGTTCAGAACATTGATGAACTATTAAAACCAGAACCACCAGTTATTCCAAAAGACCCAGCTATGGAAAATACAGAAGCATTGCAAATGAAATTACCTAAAGCGTTTCCACAACAAGATCATGATGCACATATAGCGGCACATTCTATTTTTATTAAAACTAGAATGGTACAAATTAATCCTGCTGTTTATGCTTTATTACAAGGACATATATCAGAGCACATTTCACAAAAAGCTTCACAAGAAATTGTAGAGGCTTTAGCACAAAGTCCAGCTGATGTAATTTTATCTAAACAAAATCCACAAATGTTTACAATTAAAATGAATGGTATGATTGCACAACGAGTTGTTGAACTTACAGCACAATTACAAGCTGCAGAAGCTGCTGGAGACCAACAAATAGATCCATTAGTAGCTTTGAAACAAAGAGAATTAGATTTAAGAGCAATGGATTTACAAAGAAAACAACAGGATGATGCTATTAATAATTCTATGAAAGCTTCAGCATTTAAAGTAGATACTTTAATGAGACAGCATGAAATAGAAGTTCAAGATAAACAATCTGCTGATAGATTAAGAATTGCTAAAGAAAAATTAGATTTGTTAAGACAAAAACAAGATAATAAAAATACTAAGCAATGATGAAAACAAAAGAACAACTTAGAGCAGCAATGCCTGGTAAAAGATTTGGTCCACCTCCATTAAAAGGACCTGCTTCACAAGGGCTTAAACTTAAAAAAGGAAAACTTGCTAGAAAGAAAAAGAAATAACAATGGCAGCTACTTATAAATTTTATTATACAGTTTCTGGTAATAATACTATTCAAAAAAAAGAATATGTATCAACACATAACATAAATAAAGTTACACCTTATTTTTTAAAAGAAAATCAAAATGTAATTAAAATTGAAAGAATTGATATTTTAGCTGATCCAGATGGTATCAACACAGACAAAGCTTTAGGTTATATTAGAGGTTATAATTAATTTATGTTACCGATGTTAAGCGCTATGGCTCCAATAGCCAAAATACTTTTTAATACTATTGATAAAGCAGTAGAAGATAAAGATCTTGCTAATAAATTAAAAGCAGATTTACAAACACAGTTATTACAATCACATACAGAAGAATTAAAAGCAGCAGCTTCTATTATTGAAGCAGAAGCTAAATCAGGCTGGTATGTTTCTGGATGGAGGCCCACGCTTATGTATGTATTAATTTTTATATTAGTATGGAATTATATCTTAGGACCTATTTCATTAATTATATTTAAATCACAAATTACATTTACATTACCTGGAGATGTGTGGACTTTACTGACCGTTGGTGTCGGTGGTTATACGCTAGGCCGTTCTGGAGAGTCTATTGCTAGAACAATGGCTAATAAACCACAATCTAAAGATCAAGAAAATGGATAAGGGCCCAAACGACTTAGAGCACATCATTTTTAAGTTGCAAAAAAAGATTAAACAGTTAAAAAAGAAATTAAAAAAATGATATTTAATTTAATAAAAAAATTCTCTTCTTGGCTAGATTATTGGATCTGGAGACAAGAGTTAAAAAGAAAAATTAAAAGAAATAAAAACAAATAAATGTTAGACTATAATACAATTCAAGACGTAAAACGCACTATAGTAAAGCAAATAAACCTTGTAAAAGAAGAACTTTGCTATGGTATAGACACGCTTGAAAAACTTCATTATTCTAGGGGTCAAATCAGAGCTTTAGAAACTCTGCTTCAGGATCTTAATGACCTGCTAAAAAAGGAGAATGATGATGACGAAAGCGACAGAGGAGATTCCTTCAAAAATTGAAGGTCTTTTAAACGCATACAAAGAGGAACAAGAAATACAAAAAGTTCTTGATCCTGATTCAATAGAAAAATCCGTTTTAGATAGAATGCCTAATCCTACGGGATATAGACTTCTTGTATTGCCGTATGCAGGACCTGCTACGACTAAAGGCGGAGTAATTCTATCAGATAACTCTAAAGACACTATTCAGATGACTACTGTTTGTGCTTACGTTCTTAAAATGGGAGATCTTTGTTATAAAGACAAAGATAAATTTCCAAATGGACCGTGGTGCAAAACTGGTGATTGGGTAATCTTTGGTCGTTATGCTGGTAGCCGATTCAGAATAGAAGGCGGAGAAGTTAGAATTCTTAATGATGATGAAATCATTGCTAAGATTGATAATCCTGCTGACATTCTGCACATGTACTAAGGAGGACAACACATGGAAAACAAACAAGTAGTAAACACACAACCTGAAGTTGAATTAGACCTAGATGGTGTAAAAGAAACTTCAATTGAAATAAAAGAAGAAACAAAAAAAGAAAAACCACAAATGCCTAACTTAAATGTAGGAGAAGTGGATCTTGGTTATACAACACATGCACCTAAAAATGCTAAGGAAGAAAAACCTAGTGTTGAAGTTCAAGAAACAGAAGAGAAACCAGAAGTTAAAGTTAAAGTAGAGAAAAAAACTGAAGGTAAACCTGAAGTTGATGACTTAAGCCAATATACTGAAAGCGTTAAAAAACGTATTGATAAGATTACTTATAGATTACGTGAAGCAGAAAGAAGAGAACAAGCTGCTTTAGAATACGCTAAAGGTCTACAAAAAAAATATTCAGAAACAGAAGCTAGATATTTAGATGTAGATACAAACTATATTAAAGAATTTGATGCAAGAGTTGATGCTCAACGTGAACAAGTTAAAGCTAAATTAAAAGCTGCGATTGAAGCTCAAGATGCTAATCAAATAATGGAAGCTAACGATGAGTTAACTAAGTTATCCGTTGAGAAGGAAAAGGCCCGTATCGTTATGAGCGAACGAGCTGCAGCTAAAAAAGCCTTTGAGGAAGAACAGAAAACTCAAAAAGCTCAACCAGTAGCACCTCAAAAAACAGTTACTCCTAGCCCTAAAGCTAAAGCTTGGGCTGAGAAAAATGAATGGTTCGGTAACGATAAATTCATGACAAATTCTGCATTTATGCTTCATGATGACTTGGTTAGTCAGGGGTTTGACGCAGAGAGTGATGAGTATTATAATGAGGTAGATAAACGTATGAGAGATTTATATCCTCATAAGTTTACAGCACAATCTCAGGAAACTGAGGTGAAAGAGGAGCCAAAGAAACCCGTCCAAACTGTGGCTTCAGCTGGAAGAAAACAACAAGGACGCAGAACCGTGACACTCACCAAGTCACAGGTGGCTATTGCTAAAAAATTAGGGGTGCCACTAGAAGAATACGCTAAATACGTGAAGGAGGTATAAATGAGCGATAAAAATAAAAATAGAACTTCACGCGAGTCTGAAGTAAGAAATAAGGATCTTCGTAAGAAGCCTTGGACTCCACCATCAAGTCTGGATGCACCACCTGCGCCAGAAGGTTTTGTTCATAAATGGATCAGAACCGAATCTATGGGTTTCCAAGATACTGCAAACGTATCTAAGAAACTTAGGGAAGGTTGGGAATTCGTGAGATCTGAAGAAATTAAAAATTCTTTAGGTGATCATGATTATCCAATTATTTCCGAAGGTAAATACGCAGGGTTGATCGGGGTTGGTGGCCTAGTGTTGGCTAGGATACCGAAAGAGATTATGCAAAGTCGCGCCGAGTATTTCGCAAGAATTACTCAAGATAGAATGAAAGCGATTGATAATGATCTAATGAAGGAACAACGACCAGAGATGCCTATTAATATTAGTAGACAATCTCGAGTAACTTTTGGTGGTGGACGTAAGTCATAATTTTTTGGCAAAAGTCAACTACTGTAAAATAAATATAACAACAAACGGAGTATAAAAAAAAATGGCAAATCAACTAGAAAAGTTTGGTCTTAGACCATCTAGACAGTTAAACGGCAGTCCATTTATTAATGCTCAGAACAGATATAGAATTGCAGCAAACAATACAACTGCGATTTTCCAAGGAGACTTAGTTATACCAACTACTTCTGGAAACATCACAAGATATGTTGCTGGAACTTCTAACGCTGTTGTGGGTGTTTTTAATGGTTGTTTTTATACAGATCCTACAACTCAAAAACCGACTTGGAGAAATTATTATCCAGCGAGTACAAATGCTTCAGACATCACTGCATTTGTAATTGATGGTCCAGACACGGTTTATGAAATCAACGCTAACGCGTCTTTCGCAGTTGCGGATTTGTTTCAAAACTATTCAGTAACTAACGTATCAGGAAGTACACTTTCTGGAATTTCTCAAGTTCAATTGGACGTGAGCACTTCAGGAACTGCTTCTACATTCGTAGTTCAGGCGATTGATATTTCTCAAGACCCTCTAAATAGCGATCTGACAACTTCAGGTGCTAACATTGTGGTTAGAATTAGCAATCATTTCTATAACCAAGGAACAGGTCTATAATAGGAGATAAATTATGGCTATAACACGTAATCAGCTAGTTAAAGAACTAGAGCCAGGATTGAATGCTTTATTCGGCCTGGAATATAATAGATATGACAACGAGCACGCTGAAATCTTCTCAATGGAAACATCTGAGAGAGCATTCGAAGAAGAAGTAATGCTTACAGGTTTCGCTAGCGCGGAAGTTAAACAAGAAGGTGCTCCAGTAGTATTTGATAATGCTACAGAAGCTTACACAGCTAGATACACTCACCAAACAATTGCTTTGGCGTTTGCAATCACTGAAGAAGCTATCGAGGATAACCTTTACGACAGACTTGCAGCTAGATACACAAGAGCATTAGCTCGTTCTATGTCTCAAACTAAACAAGTAATTGCAGCTAACATATTGAACAATGGTTTCAATACTTCTGGCGCTTACAACGGAGGTGACGGAGTTTCTTTATTAAACGCAGCTCACCCTCTTGCAAACGGCGGAACATTTAGAAATATATTGTCTACTGCTGCAGACTTATCTGAAACATCACTTGAGCAATCTCTAATTGATATTGCTGGGTTTCTTGATGAAAGAGGATTAAAAGTTGCTCTACAAGGCAGAAAATTGATTATTCCAAAAGAATTACAATTCACTGCTGAGAGAATTTTAAAATCTCCTTTATCTACAACTCTTAATGGCTCTACAGCTGTTAACGATATCAACGCTATGTTGAATATGGGAATGATACCTGAAGGTTACAGAGTGAATCACTTCTTAACTGACACAGATGCATTCTTCATTATGACTGATGCTCCAAACGGATTAAAAGAATTCGTTAGAGCGCCAATCAAAACGGCGATTGAAGGTGATTTTGATACAGGAAATGTTAGATTCAAAGCTAGAGAAAGATACAGCTTCGGTTGGTCTGACCCTAGAGGAATCTTCGGTTCTGCAGGAACACCGTAGTAATTAATTTATTTATGGGGGCGTACTTTACGTCCCCATAAATATTATGTAGAATAACAACATGTCATATAAAGCAGATATACAAGCAACATACATTAGCGCATTAACTTTAGACTGTATCATTGCCCCATCCATAAGGCTTAAAGGAATTATTATAGTATCAAGTGGTGGCGGAATAGGAACAGTTGATCTTAGAACAAACAATCCAGGAGGAGCATCATTATTTAAAGCACAAGTACCATCAGGATTAATAACTAGTTTAAATATTCCAGAATATGGAATTTTATTTCCTGAAGGAATTTATGTAAACACATTTACAAGTGTTTCATCAGTAACTTTATTCACAGATAAATATTCAGGACCAGGACCAACTTTCGGAGGTTAATCTCATGGCTGGAGTAGGAATTCAAAAAAAAGGAACAGGTAAAGCTGTACGATTTGGAATAGGCGGAGCTATTCAAGCAGCAGCTTATCAAGGTAAACCAGGAGTGTATGAAGCAACTCAATATGTACAATCTCATTTTCCACAAGCTGGTGAATATGCACAACAAGAAAGTTCAATAGCTACTTATAAAGCACCAGAAGAAATACAAACGGAAGATAAAAAAAATAAATAGTTTTATGAATTTAAAAACTATTAAAAATAAATTAAAATTTATTGGTTTTTTCTTTGTAGGAATATATTCTTATATTCACAGAGCATTTGAAATATATACAGTTTCTATACAAGCATTTTCAAACTTTATAACATTACTTTGTTTTAAAAGTGAT